AAGCTACAGTAGAAGATGTAGCTATGAATCGTAGTATTCTGCAAGCATTAAACGATGAAAGAAGAAGAATCAATCGTTACGATATAGCTGTAATACCTGAAAAACCAGGTGGACAACAAAAAAGAAACAGAATTTATTCAGGTTTATCTGGTATTTTTTCTGTAGGTTCCTTATATTTAAGGGAAAATATGTTTGATTTGGTTAACGAAATTGTAACTTTCGGACCAAGAATGGCGCATGATGACACAATTGAAGCACTTTATTATGCAAATTTACACGCATTTCCGCCTAATTATGCAAACAATGGTACAGAAAAACCAAAATGGTATAAACCAAAACGTAAAGCAAAAAGCTGGATAGTAGCTTAGGAGACGACAATGCAAGACAAAATGAAGATGAATACAGAATTTGGTCCATACGATAGTAAAGAAGAAGTAGAAGGTTTACAAAGAAGACTAGCTGAAGTAGGATTCAATATAGAAGTAGATGGTATGTATGGAAAGAAAACAAAAAGAGCAGAAAGAGAATACGCCTTATATGTACAAAACAATATACCAGAAGATAAAATGTTAATATATAATAATCCTGATTTAGTAAATATGGCAGAAAAGCCTTTTCATTTATTAATGGAAGGTGATGTAAATTTATTTGATAAAGCTCTAAAGAATCCTATGTCTTTGACTGATGAAGAGTATGGTCGTGCTTTTCCTGATGCAAAAACTAATAGAGAAATATTAAGAGATTCAGACATATTTGAATTTTTAAAGAGACAGTAATGCCTAAGTTTGGTAAAAAATCACAAGAAAGACTGAATACTTGCGACCCAAGATTAATTGAACTATTTGAAAGAGTAGTTGAAGATTTTGATTGTTCAGTACTACAAGGACATCGTGGAGAAAAAGAACAAAACGAATTGTTTGAAAAAGGTTTTAGTAAATTAAAATATCCTAAAGGTAGACACAATCAGTATCCATCGTTAGCTGTAGACGTAGCACCTTATCCTATAGATTGGAAAGATAGAGAACGTTTTACATACTTTGCTGGATTTGTTATGGGTATTGCCGCTTCAATGGGATTAACTATACGTTGGGGTGGAGATTGGGATAGAGATACCGAGTTAAAAGATAATAACTTTGACGACTTACCACATTTTGAAATAAGGGACTAATATGGCACGTAAAAGCAAAGCAGAAACAAATAGAGAGTTGTTTAATAAAGCTAATAATTATTATAGAAAAAAATGGTTTAGCGATTCTCAAAAAGGAATGGACTTTTATTTAAATGACCAATTATCAGCTGAAGAAAAAGAAGATTTAAGAGAAGGTGGTATGCCAGACTTTATTATTAATCGTATTACACCAGCGATTGATATTATGAAATTTTTTATTACGGCTAACAATCCTAAGTGGCAAGCAGTTGGTGTAGAGGGTAGTGATGCTGATATAGCACATATCCATAGTATGATTGCTGAACATTCATGGCATTTGTCTAGTGGTAAAAGTTTATTTTCTGAAGTAATTCAAGACTCACTTGTTAAAGGTTTAGGGTTTTTTAAAGTAGAAATAGACCCAGATGCTGATAATGGTATGGGTGAAGTAATTTATAAATCTATAGACCCTTATGATGTTTATGTAGACCCTATGAGTAGAGACTTTCTTTTTAGAGATGCAAACTATATTATAGTACAAAAAAATATTTCTAAAACATCATTGATACAAATGTTTCCTGATATGAAACGTAAAATTGTCCGTGCATCAGGTACGACACAAACAAAACAATATTCTAATAGAGATATACACGAATCAGATAGTATTCAACCAGGAGATTTAGAACACGAAGCTTATACATTAGAAGG